GCAAATGAACCAAACATCGAAGCGATCCAGAATGAGGCACAGAACGCACAACAGATGGCGCAGAAAGCTATGATCGAGCGTGATGCCTATAAGCTATCTGGAGAACTTGGGATCGACTTAAAAACAATGCCTTACGTGTTAAAACTGGCAGACGTGTCACAGGTCGTACAGGATGGAAAGATTGATTCCGAAAAATTAAAAGAAGCATTAAACAAAGTGTTGGAAGATGTGCCACAGTTAAAACCACAGGAACAGCAGCAGACAGGATTTCGTCAGATCGGAGTTGGTCAGCAGCATAGCGGAGAGACTGGTGGCAATACACCACAGCAGAAAGCGGTACCAACAAAACGATGGAACCGATTTAATTAGGAGGTAAGAAAGAATGGCATTAAATTATGCACAGGTATGGGAGCCAGAACTTCTGGAGATCTTAATGCAGGGAACATTAACTTCTCCATTCGTAACATCAAATGTAACGTGGTTGGATGCGAAAACATTCCACTTCACACAGATGTCTGTATCTGGATTCAAAAACCATAGTCGAAATGGCGGATGGAATAAAGGAACTTATGCACAGACAGATACTGCGTTTACAGTGGAACACGACAGAGATGTATCATTCCTTGTTGATAAAGCAAATGTCGATGAGACAAACGCAACAGCATCTATCCAGAATATTTCTAAAGTCTTTGAACAGACTCAGGTAGTTCCAGAAACAGATGCGTTATTCTTCTCTAAAGTAGCACAGGCTGCGCAGAAAGTGACTGGATATCACAGCTCAACAGCTTCCAGTGATTATACAAAAGCAAATGTATTCAGCAAGTTAAAAGGATTCCTTGCAGCAGGAAAACTTCGCAGATACAAAGCGAATGGATCACTGATCATGTATGTATCATCTGCGATCATGGATCTGTTAGAACTGTCTACAGAATTTACTCGTAAGATTGAGATGACTCAGATCGCAGAAGGCGGTATGGGAATCGAAACACGAGTCACAGATATTGATGGTGTAACACTTATGGAAGTTATCGATGATGAACGCTTCTATGATAAGTTTAACTGGGAAGTTGAAGAAGGCGGATTTGCACCAGTGAAGAAAGACGCAGGCAAATCCGTAACAGGATCACATAAGATCAATGTGCTGATCGCATGCGGACAGACATGTAAGACAGTTCCTAAGATCTCATCCATCTATTACTTTGATCCAGGAACACACACAGAAGGTGATGGTTATCTGTATCAGAACAGAACTTTATCTGACGTATTTGTATTCCCGAACGGAAAAGATGGCAAGGTTGATTCTGTTTACGTTGACGTAGACACTACGGAATATACAGAAGTGTAGGAGGTGGTGCATATGGCACTCGCCTCTTATGCAGATCAGGAGTATTATGAAAAAGTCAGCGGTGTGATCACAACGGATGATCTTGAAAAGAGACTGCATATCGCAAGCCGACACATTGACACGCTTACATTTAACCGTATTGTAGCGAGAGGATTTGAGAATCTGACAGAATTTCAGAAAGATGTGATACGTCTGGTTGTCTGCAAACAGGCAGATTTTGAAGCAGAAAATGAATCTCTGATCAACAGTGTCTTAAGTTCTTATTCGATCAATGGCGTATCCATGGGGATCAATGCTGGCGGATGGAATGTAACAGTTCAGGATGGCGTGATCATGAAAGCTGATAATTACGCAATGTTAGAGCAGACAGGATTGTGCTGCAGGAGATTGGGGGCGATCTGATGAAATGGCCAGAGTTAATTCCAAAATCAATGTGTCAGACGGGTATTCACATTCGAATTGACAGCGAAGAGATTGGAGAGGAAGGGCAGCCGATCACTCTGATCGATGCAGATTTCAAATGTAATTATCAAGATAAAGCGAAAAGAGTTATGACAAATGAGCAGAAGATCGTACAGGTTACGGGATCTGCTCTTTTTTGTGGAGATATCGCCCCAGATATACCAGTGATCAGTTGCGGTGTCGCAACAGTCTTTGGAGTTGAGAGAGCGATCGTAAGTGGAGAGAAAGCAAGAAATCCTGATGGGACAGTCAATTATACCAGATTGGAGTTGATGTGATGATCCGTTGCAATTCAATTATAAAAATCAACACACAGAGACTTCGGGAGCTTTCACAAGCACAAGTTACAGCACTGGAAAAGACAGCAGAGGCTTTACATGATGAAGTTAAACAAGCTCAGGTCATGCCGTTTGATACAGGAAATCTAATTGATAATACATTTGCCGATTATACTTACAGCAAAATAGGACGTGCGAGGATTGTATCTACGACACGGTATGCCAGGAGACTGTATTTCCACCCAGAATATCATTTTCAAACATACGAAAATCCATTTGCAGGCGGCGAATGGTTTAATCCTTGGCTTCCAGGCGGATTGTATGAAGATTTTGCGCAAAAAGCATTTAAGAAACTGTACCGAAGGGAGAGTGGTGTATGATTTTGTTAGCAGATGTAAAAGACTGGCTGAAAACAGTATTTGAAGCTGATCACTATTACACAGGAAAGTTAGACAACAAAAAAGACAGATCCATTGGAGTGTATCAACGAAGTTCCTATGCCCCAAAACGGTACGCAGTAGGTGGATATAAGAAATATGATACGAAAAGTATATCTGTCTTAGTCCACTGGAACAACAATTCAAAAGAAACAGAACAGGCAGCAGCCGAACTGTTTGAAATATTAGAAACACAGAAACAATTCATGATCAAAGATACAAAAGTAGATTTCTTATCCATGCAGGTTCCTGAGCCAGTAGATGTTGGAACGGATGATAAAGGAATCTACGAACGTGTCATTTGGTTTGACATTTATTACGAAAGGAAGGTAGACGATGAGCGAAAC